TCAGACAAGCGTTGACCCAGCAATCTGGAGCAATCTTACGGCAGATATTAGTTCCAAACAATTGCAGAAACTCTCTAGCTGTCATAAAGCTATCATATCGTCCCTCATCTTTAAGTCTCTTTACATGCTGTGGGAATACAAATTTGCCAACAGACTTCCATGTGGTATTTGTTAAAGAGTTTTTCTGTTCGTCAATACCCCAGCATTGTTCTTGGGTAAGACCAAATAATTGACATGCTATATCTTTTAGATAATCAGCAAAATTGTACCCTTTAACATAAGGCCAGATTTTTTGAGAAGCATAGTTAAAAAACTGGTCGCCACTCTGATATAGGTCAAACCTGCCCATTTCATTGACCGTATTACCGGCAGCATCAGCAAATCTAGACATAACCAGTAGATTTCCGTCTTCGTCTAAATCAAAATTGCTAGTAGTACCCTCTTGCTTCATTAAGTATCCATGAATAAAGTTGGACGTACTAGTTTTGCCTGATTGTTTTTTGCCACTAAGCACTAAAATCTTTTGTTCCATCGTAAAATCTTTCTAAATATGGTTTGAAAATTTCCTGTATTTGTTTTACTGGGGTTTCACCTACATCTTTATCTTTTAACAAGATTTGATGACAGTTAAACATCCTTTTACATGATTCTGAAATGTCAAAAAAAGCCTTCCTACCGGCTTCGTCTGGGTCTGTAGCTATGAATATGTCCATAACTCCACAAGATATTAAAATGTCTCTCTGAGGGTCACACAGACTGTCTCCTAAGAGTCCTAACCCTATGTTAATACCTGCCTCTTCGAGTCTCCACACATCCCCCTGTCCTTCTACTAAAACCGCTGCTCTACATTCTTCTATATTAGGTTTAGCAAACCAGTAATTATAAAATGTAGTTTCAGCTTTAAATCCTTTATTGTACATCCATTTATTGAATTTCCACTTGTTAGCTTTGTCTGGACATTTACTCAACATGTTATGGTGACTATTACATTTCGGACACTTATTATGGATAGACCTACCGGCACATCCCACTACTTTAGTATATTCTATATTGTATATAGGAGCTACAGCCCTGTCATACATAAGTTTCTGGTTATTACCACAGTACCCTACATCATATTTCTCTAAAATCTCTTTAGAAAAACCTCTACCAACAAAATATTGAGAAGGTATAGTTAGGGCATTACAGAAAACTTCTCTGTCTATAGAAAGCGAGGGTTTTGTATCAGTCTTTTTATCCCAGGTGTTTGCTAGTTTTATGAGTTCTCGTTTTTTATGGTCGTTCTTGTCTATCTTAATAGACTCTGTTTCTATATTCAGAAAAGAGGTACACCATTTTAAAGCATCTGAATAGTTACTCTTCTGACCATTGGCTTCTAATAGCCCCCTTATCAAACCAAATATGTTTTTTCCACGATAGTTAGACTTGATATTTCCTTCATTGTCTACTACCTGAATCTTTTCAGACTCACATCCCTTAGTCCAACATTTCCATATTCCAGGCCATCCACCGTCGCTATTCAAGAAAATAGATAGGCTATCTTCATTATCACTTCCATGTATGGGACATGCGGCAGTTATTCTGTCTCCCGTTTTTGTATAATCTACATTGAAATAGTGTAAGATTTCTTCTATATTCTCTACGATTATCCCATTTAAAGCTTCGGTATCAACCGGTGATTCCATCTTCTCCCTCGTCTTCTTCAACTAAGAAACCATTATTAGCAACCCGCGTAGCCTGTATACAATTAGACCTAGTACCAAGCTCTTCAAATAAGGATATATCACCGTCAAATCTCATATTTATATAATCACCAAAATCTAATCCGGCCCCATATCTAGTACATTCTAATGATACCATTTTAGTATTACCATTTTGAAGTCCGTCATTAGCTATTTCTTCTGGTAGTTTTCTCTTCAATAATACAGCAGAACCACATACCCATGTTAATCTGTCCGACTGACTAACAATAGAAGCATCTTCCTTATCAATTCCCGTTCTATTAGCCTGAACAAAAGCCAGACATGCTGCCTGATTGATGTTGCAAAAATCCGTTAACTTAGAAATCTGAAATCCCATAGCTTGATATTCTTGCATATCTGCTAGAGCAGACTCATCCATTAGTTTGAAGTAATCGTATATGATAAGACAATCTTTCAGTTCCCCATTTTCATCCTTCCCAACTTCTTGACTTATCCATCTTTTTAAGATAAGCAATATCTCTTCAAAAGGTTTTCCTGCTACAGCCTGATAGTAGAATGGCAAATCCTTGTTATCTTCTACATACTTATACACCGCATCTTTTTTGTTTGAATCTGCAAATCTACCAGTTTCAATCAGGTCAACTCCCACCTTTGTCTTACTGGCGATACTACGATTAATCTGGTCTTCCTTACCCATTTCAGTATCAAGCATTAATACAGGAATACCCTGCTCTGCAACATTAAGCGCCACTTGTTTTGCATACGTGGTTTTGCCGGATTTGACACGTGCGACTATCAAGTTAACAGAACCCTTACGTTGACCTCCCCCTATAATTTGGTCATAGACAGGAAAGCCCGTAGATATTCCCTTTTGGGTACATTTATTGTCAACCAGATGGTCTAAGTACTCTTTAGCTTCAGAGAAAATCCTAACAGGTTTATTACCTTCTGATAAATCCGTAGCAAAATCATTGATTGGGCCTTCAGATATACCAAAGATATAATCAATCTTTTCGGTCCCATTGATTTGCTGTAGTTCTTCTATCGCCTCTCTATGTTTTGCTTGAAGATTTTTAGATAGTTCCAGCTTTCTAATTTGTAGAGCATATTTTCCGATATGACTTAGCTGTATAGGGAATATATTAAGAGATTTTATGAATTCTATTTCAGTTTTAGAACTAACTATTTCATAAAGACCCAAATCAGTAGCAACAGACAGGATAGAAGAAATGTCTATATCCTCTGATTGCTCTAATATCTTTTTAAAAATACTGTATATTAAACCATTTGATGAATCTGTAAAAGTATTCGGTGTTATTATATCTTCAATATCAATCAGAGCTATTTGCCCATATCTCATTAATCCAGCTAGTACAGCACGTTCGGCAGCAATATTTTCCATTCAGCTTATCTCCTTCGTTTCAACTTTCTTAAACATGTAGTACAAGTATATTTACGAATACTACTAACTACCCCATTCTCTTCTATCATTACTAAAGGGGCATATATTGGTAATACACTCTCTTCTTCTCCGCATTTTGAACATGCTACATCTATATATGTAGTCGCATCTCTTCTTTCAGAAAATTGACTTTTTATTAGTTTTCCTACTTTTTTGTCTTCTTCAAACTGTGTTCCATCATCTATAAACTGGTTATTAAATCCATCTTGTAATACAGGTCGTCGTTTTTGACTTGACTGCTCTCTGGTATTGGTGGTAAAAGATGCCTTATTTTTAATAGTAGCCTTTTTAGAGGTTGTTTTTTTAGGGGTATCTTTTTTAGCTACCTTCTTTTTAGGTCTGCCTCTCTTCTTTTTTGCTGGTTTTTTCTCTACATCAAGAGAAGTAATTTGTTCAAGTATAGCAAACCCCTGTTCTATCAGTGAGTCATCCCCTAACCTGTTACCTTCTTGTATCATCTTTTTAGCTTGTTCGATGTTCATATCTCTTAGTCCTTTGTAATTCTATTAATGTGTTTTCTACTTTTGAAACTTTAAATGGTAAATCAGATAGCTCCGTAACTCTAGCATTAGCGTATGTCGCTATTTGGTCTAAAGCATAAGCTACTTTATTGTCTCCCATAATAACCTTTTGTCTTCTATACTCATACTTAGTATAAGCATCTCCATACTGGTCTCCAACCCTAGCTACCATCTTGTCTATCTTATCGTTTGCCCAATCCACTCTCACTTTATGCCTGTTTATTTCTCTTTGTAAGAAGGAAGAAAAGAGTCCTACCTGATAGGCGGCGATTCCACATTCTTCAGCAGACATAGTTTCCAGTTGGGCATTTGTCAGTCCTAATAAGTCTGTCATCTCGGATGTTTGGCTGAGACGGTTCGTTCCTATGACATTAACATACTCATCTAATATGTCTTCAAACTTCTTCAAGTTGTCCTTTGGTGTTACCTGTCCTGTATCTGCTTTTTCCATTGGTCTTTTTCCTTGTATGATAGACTTATGACTTCAATATCATTAAGTTCGCACCATTCTATCTTTTTGTTGTCCCTGGCTTTAGCTTTGAAGAACTCCATCTTATTCTTAAAATGAAAGTTATTGAACTTATAGTGCTGTTCTCCGTGAACTTCTATTATAAGTCTTGGTCCAGGGATAAAGAAGTCGGCCCAAAGTGGGGGAGAGCTAGAACCTGGAAGCTTTACTTCTTCAAGTATCTGCTCAAATGGGAATATTTCCTTTAGTATATCTCTAGCATGTTGATGTAGCTTAGAAGATTTTCTATTATTGACAGCATGTTGATGTATTGCCCAAACGTATTCCCTGCCATCTAAGCCTATCACTTTCATAACATCGCCTTAATATCTTTATATAGAATTTTTTGTATGAAAGGGTTTTCTTCTATAAATTTTGAAACTTTAAGTTGTCCTTGGAATTTAAGTTTTTTATCACCTTCTTGTAGAGTCTCTATAAAGCTGACTACTTTTTTATCGGAACTATTCAATAAGAAATCAAGAGTAAACCAAGCTCCCGCTTTATCTATTAGTGCAAGCTGTTCTCCTATTTCTACTAATTCCGTAACCTCGTCAATACCGTTTCCATATCTAATGTAATTCACAATAGTACTACCGGGAGCACCCAATGCCGACCATTTTACATACCATTTTACCTTTTGACCAATTAGGTTTCCAGCACCATCTTTCCATTCTTCGTTACCTCTACATAGAAGCTTTACGTCACTCTGGAACTGAATCTTGTTTCCACCACCTTCGCTATTTTTAGGACCATAACCAGAAGTATTAGCTATGTAATGGTGAATTGATATTACGATAGAGTCATTTAAAGGAATAACGGCTTGCATCTTTTTGCAGAAGATAGATATAATCTTAGGACTTACCGAACGAATTTCGCCTGAGATTTCCCCATTTAGTTCCTTTTCAGAACATAGGGCAGATAGCGAGTCGATTATAACCAAGCAGCCAGGATTATTTTTAATAGCCTGTTCAACAACTGTTAATTGTTTTTCTGCACTTATGATATATTTAGCTTCATTAGGTCTAATAACTACAAATCTTGTCAAGTCTAGCTCTGGGACGCTAGATAGATTCATTAATTTTAATCTATGTTCTACATCCAAAAAGAAGACCTTACGATTACCATTTTCTTTCTTTTGGCATTTGGCTGCAAAATGTAACGCTTGAGTTGTTTTACCACATTTAGGAGGTCCAGAGAAATTACACCAACTACCACCTGGAATACCACCGTTCAATCCTATGTCTGCTGCCGGACTAAGTGGTATAATGTTCTGTTTTTTGGTTTGCATAACATCGGCAGTAGTCATAACATCGCCAAAATCTTTTAGTACTTTCTTTTCCCATGCCTCCATCTATTCTAAGCCTCTTAATCTGTCTAATTTGTTTGTTTTTCCGAAAGACTTCATAGGTTTTGAAGGTTCTATGGAATCTACTTTTGGTGTAGGCTTTACGTTTTCAGCCTTACGTTGTTCCTCTTCTACAAGTTCATCTAAGAAGGGGCAATTAATAGAATATACCTTTTTACCTCTTTTAGAATGAAGAGCCATAATGATATCGTCAGGACTATAAATAGCTATTAGTCCATTGACCTTCATTATGTTAGAAAGAAACCACTGTTTATGTGGTGGAACACTCCAAAACTTAAAAGGAAGAACTTCACCTTTTACTTGTGCAGCCCGTGTCATCAGTAACTCTGTGATGTACTGAGGGGCTGAACAATCTTTTTGGGTGGATGGAGATTTATACTTCTTGCTCATACGGGTTTCCTTATCAAACAGATACCCGCAGTTTCAGGGTCTCTCTTCTGTACTTGTTGGTCATCCAAAAATGGCGTTTTCACCAGTTCGGGAATCTTCCATTGCTCCACCTTTAGTATACCATCACTTAGGGTTCCTGTCAAGTAACAATTTGCATTTTTTGCAGAAATTCCACCAATAATTGATTTACAAAAGAAAAAACCGTCCACATCCGAGCCAACATGCTCAATATGAGAACGGAATTGTATTTTCATTGAAGTAATCCATAGACCTTTTTCCTTACAGTAAATTCCCAAACGTTCCCAAGCACTCGTAATCTTTAATCCAGGTCTTTCGTCATCTTGAATAGCTTCTGTTCCATCGCTTAATGTTGCATACCATCGCGTATCTTGCTCATTTGTGTCCCGTAACCATCCATCCTGCTCAAAAGATATCATTTTATCTCCTTTTTCTCATTTGTTCATCCGTATAAGGTTGGGCAATCGCATCATGTGTTTTTCTGCTTTTTTTAAAGTCTCCCCTTTTTCTAGCTTCATCAGACATTTCTGATGCACCGGGGGTCATAATAGCTGCAACAAATTTTCCCTTACGAGATTTTCTTCCTATTAATTTTCCAGCATTCATTTCTGATTCTGTATCAATACCGGTATCTGTAGAAGTTTTAGTATCAACAACCCTGTGCTTTTCTACAAAAGCTGGTGTTCTATCTAATTCTTTAGCTATCTCCGATACCGATAGGTCTGGATTATTTTCGATATAGAATACTTCTATTTTACTTGCTCTGCCTTTTTTAGCCATTATAGATTCCTCTCGGCGGTTAAGAATTGTGAGTTTTTACCACTCTTTAAAAATTTTGCATACAAATTAAACACTTCAGGGGTTACAGACCTCCAAGTGTATACTTTTCTCCTACTGTATTGCCCCGTATAAGGATTAACTAAATAACCATCTACAGTTTTTACAAAGAATTTTCTTCCATTACTTTTTGCATATACCTTATCATTATCTTCTTCTTCGAACATGCTCAAACGGTTTTCTCCGTCACGAACAAATCCTTTTGTATAGTATTTAAATTCTACTGACATTGCTTATCCTTTACTAGTTTTAGTTTATAAGATAGGACATTTTCATCTATATCCATCTCTATGTTATCTATTGCTGTTCTACCTTCCATACAGCACACAGCTATATCTCCAGAAAGCTCTTTAGTCCACGATTCATCCCCACAAAACGGACAGGTACTGATTATACAGCTAGAATACGCACTGTCAGGATTAACCACTATAACTACGAATAAGTCTTCATCACAGCTAGAGCATTGTACAATCTGTTCATCGGGATTCAGTTCCATTATTACTCTTCCTCATCTCTTGAGCAAATTTTAATACTGTCTTCATATGCTTCTATACATACATATTTTTTATCTAAACAGTCTAAATCTTGAAATAGCGGTATTGTATGCTTAGATTCATCAAATTTTTTTGTTTCCTTATTCCAATTAGGGGCTGGCTGTGTCCTATGTATTCCGTGTTCTTTTAACTCCTTCCTAAAAACATCTGGAAGATTGGGTGTGTTACAGCTTTCTTCTAATATCTGCATAGCTCTAGCTATAATATCCCACCTCTCATCTGTAAAATGCTTAGATTCTATATATGTTTTCATAATTATTCTTCTCCCGTCATAATATATTTATTAATCTTTTTGGAATCCGTCTGTCTTTTTACTTTGTTGGGAAGTTTGCCATACCAAGGCTTATGTTCTTGCTGTTCTGCTAATTTAGCTCCGGCAGGTAACTTAGCTTCCATTTCTCTTCGTTGTCGTTCTCTGTTTACGGTTTGTTCCTTTTTTTGTTTTCTTTCAGAGTCTTCTACCCAGTATTTGCCCATACGTTTACCGTTTTTCTCGGCTTGCTGTTTAATGGTCTTAACTTCCTTCACAAAAATTAAAGAAGGTTGTATAATTCTTTCTAATGTTCTTTTTTCACATCCTGGGCATTTTTTAAGAGTTTTAGCTTTGATTCGCTGTTCTATCTCAAACCCCAAACCACATTTATCATCAGTACATTCGTATACATATATCGGCATTATTAGTTTCCTATTTTAATCTCTTTTATTAGTACAAAACCTAAAAACATGATTATTCCGTCAGAAAACGGTCTAAACGTTAATCTACCTTTTACATTACTAAAATCTACTCCTGCTATTCCTCTGATTTTTTTTAATCCAGGTATTTCAACAATTAAACGGCCCATTGTACTAATTATGGTTTGTTTATCAACCTCAAAAAAATCTTCACATTCTTTTGAGAAATCACCAATACCCCGTGTAATAATATCCTGACGATTTAACATTAAAACTTTTCGGTCAAAAACTAAATCATCTGGTAGTCGCTTTTTTCTGTATTCGACACAAGATTCTACTATTTGTTCCAAGTTCATAATTGTTCCTAAGCAAGTTATAATACACTATTTTAATTTAATTGTATTAAAAAATATAGTCATAATCATCATTTTTAAGATAATCCGACTCTTTATACACAAAAACAGGCTTATCTTGCCCCTTCATGCTCTTAATCATGTGGGAAGTACCATTTCCACCGTCCATTGCAATTAAAGCATCGGCATATTCTCCCATATCTTTATTTCTAGAGAATCCTGCTAATTTATTATATTTCTTACCCCAGTTATTTATTTCTATAACAGCACCTTCTGCCGTTAGGTTATTCCATTCAGCAGGAAAAAGCTTTTTAGGTATCCCATTTTCATCAGCATAACGTTCTCCGAGCGTATCGGCCCCCTTAGCTGCTCCCGAAACAATTTCCGTAACATCAAATTTAGACCTTTTTACAGCATCACACACTTGTTTGTAATCATCAAAATTTCTTCCCCCGGCGATTATAATCTTAATTGTCACTCTCCTTTATTGTTTTATGGACTAATAGTTCTTTATTTTTTACAATATCTTCTATAGACTTATTCAATTCATTAAAAGACTTCTGTACTGATTCCCATCCATCTTCAGATTTATGTTCTATTAACCAGTCAATAGCAGAAGACACACCTCGATAAGTGGGAACAGTAACATAATCACCCGTAATACTTCTTTCAGGAATACGTCCATGTGGATGAGTATAAGTACAATCCTCTTCTTCTACGCAACTATCTACTATATCATCTAGATTCATAATCAGAACACCTGTCCAATATTTGTCCAACTAATTTATGTCTTACAATATCACACTTTTCTAACTTACAGATAGCAATATCCTCCATATCTACCAATATTTCATCTGTCCAGATTTGTAAAGGAGGAACATTATGCTTTAGGTCATACTGGTCAATGTCTCCATTGATAACAACTTTAGCCTTTTTGCCAATTCGCGTTAGGAACATCTTGATTTCGGCAAACTCGGCATTCTGTGCTTCATCTAGTATAACAAAGGCGGAATGAAAACTGCGACCACGCATATAGAATAGGGGTACGACCTGGATTACATCGTCATATAACAATTTTCTCAGGTCTGTCTTAGAGAAGTACTTACGCATCTCGTCTAAGATTGGGACTAAGTAAGGGTCCATCTTTTCTATCATGTCTCCAGGCATAAATCCTAGATTATCATATCCTACACCAACAGTAGGTCTACTGATAATGATTTTTTCCACCTTTTCATCCAATAGGTATTCACAGGCCAATCCCACAGCTAGGGCAGTCTTACCTGTTCCTGCAACGCCTGTACAGCATGTTACTGTATTCTCTGAAATGGAACGTATGTAGTTTGCCTGATTCTGTCCTCTTGCTTTTAATTGGTGCTTACTCATTAGTGCTTTCTATATCTGAACTACCAAAACCTTTATTTCCACGTTCTGAAGGAGCCAAATCGCTGACCTCAACAAGTTCGGGACTTTCCACTTTTTGTACTATCATTTGTATAACTTTGTCACCCTTATCAATTCTAACGTACTTACTACTCAAATTATACAATAAACAGATGATTTCCCCATTGTAAGACTGGTCAATCACCCCTGCGAGCCTGTGAATCTCCTTACTCCCCATTCCCGACCTATCCCATAGAAATCCGGCACAGCCCTCTGGGAGTCCCACAGCGATGCCTGTGTGGATTTTGACCATCTCACCAGGAGACACAAACACGTGATTAGTATTTTGCCAGAAATCACCTGCCAAGTGTTCTTCATTATCTTTAAATTGTATAGTATGAACGTAAAAGTCATATCCCGCATCTGTAGCATGAGCCTTAGTTGGGGCTATAGAGTCTTCATGTAGTTTTTTGTATTTTAGCATATCCCTCTCCAAATAATTCTATATCCATCAAATATTTCATCCTTCAGTATAAAACTTTTAAATTTATCCTTATTTTTATCCATAGTGTTTTGTATTTTTCCCCATATCTCATCTGAATCATAAGGAACATACTTAATTTTAGTTTTTTTATTACCAAAGATATTAATATATTCTTCTTCTATCTCATGATTAGCTCTCCAGCTTTTTATATAACACAGTCCTTTAAGGGGATTCTTATCCACTCCGTATAGATTTAAATGACAACAATCTTTTAAATTAATAGACATATCTATTCCTTACTAGGCAATGTTGGTGGTGGTAGTTCATAAAATCGCGGAACCGATTCTACATCCCCTCCCCCATTTTTACCTTTTGTTCCTTTAGATTTCTTTCCTTGTTTACCGAAAAGGCTGGGTTTACCCATTTCTCCTTTTCCTCGTTCCCCAATAACTCTCTTACCTTGTTTTAATAGTCCCTGTGCTTTTTTAGCTGCCTTATGCTGTTCCCTACTATAAGGTAGGCGATAACCTCTAGGCTCTCTTAAATTGGGTTTATAAAGAGAAAAATATTTATCTTGCCATTTGTCTTCATGTTTTATTGTACGTAACCAACCATAGATAGCTCCATCAGTACCAACAACCTTATTCGGCTCGACTACCTTAACCCAGTAAACCTCAAATTTTAAAGGAATAACATCTGACGTAGGCCATCCTAATAAGGTAGGTATAGATAAGTTGATAGCTATGGAAAACCACGTAACAACAACTATAAGTGGAGCCTTAGCCAACCAATGCCCCCTAGTACCAATAATGCACCAGAGAAGTATGGCTGCAACAATACAATATACTAACGGTATTAATATCATTCATCTGGTCCTACAAAAACTACAATTAAAACTGACACCACTACTACTACAAATATTGCTAATAATCCTGTCACACTCATGGAATTTCTCCTGCATTATGTATTTCAATAAGGTTTTTGTCTAACCTGTTAACATCGGTGACTTCGCCCTGTGCATCTACTGTGAATCTTACGGCTGTCAACCTATCTCCATTATTTTCTAATAACAGAGTAATACTATCTATTGTCTTGAAAGGGTTTAGTTTTTCTACAGTGACAGTAACAGGAACGGGGGCTTTGTTCTTAGCTTCTTTGCCAAACATGTGAATGTTAACCACATACTCGCCAGGAACAATGCTGCGAATGGTTACAACCTCTTTATTTTCCTTATAATCAATCATGGTCCCATCGGGGAGTGTAATCTGGTCATTCCTATGTCCTACATCATCGCGGTCCAGATTTACCAGAGGGGTCTCTTTAGACTTATAATGAACCAAACCACCAAGAGGGTCTTCAAAGTACGTATCAATGTCATCAGGTCTGTCTGAGGGCCACTCTACAGTCACCATGAACTCTGCTTTAGACTTCAGATTCTTAATTTCCGATTTCTTCTTCTCTTGTATTATCTGAATCACAAAAAACAAAAAGAATACAATCAGTAAATTAAATAACAGGTCCACGTATGTGATGCTATTCTGATTCTTGTTCATTACCCCTCCTGATTTATGATATGTAACTGTACCCATAGTATAGACTGTGCAGCGATACCAAATGCCGTAGTCATAAGGGCTGTACCCATAGACATGGCAATTTCCGTTAGATTAAGATTAGTCATATCTAAGCTACCAATATCACCCATCATAAACATCATTCCTATTACAGTTCCTAAAATCCCAAGATTAGGACATAGAGCAGCAAAGAATTCGGCCCTTCTTACTCCTTGCTTTACTTCTCTTGTAGGAAGTTTTAACAGTCGATACCCGCACTGTAAACTACCATTCAAACAGAGCAAGGTAATCACTCCACAGATAGACATACTAACCCATCCCTGAGCAATAACCTGTTCAGTTACGCCATATACACCTGCCGTTACAACCCCTAATGAGGTCAGACTAACAAAAAGTAACCATTTTAAAAATCCGCGTTTCATCTTTGTCTCCTTAACAACTATCTACAATTTGTTCCAGTGTCATATTTGTTCCTATAAAATCCTCATAGTACTTCTCTGTAGGAGATAAAAAGTCATTCCCGACGAAACATAGTACTTGTCTTAAATCAGCTATAACTACTAAATATCTATAACTACTAACCAGATTAATATCACTAATACTATAACCTCTATCAAAAAAGTAAGTAACTAATTTTCTCATATTATGCCCTTGACAGTCTATATAATAATCATCTTCGTTCATTTTTATTACTCCTTTTAACTACAGGCTGAATAACCACAGTCCGAACATAAAGTACAGCCAGCTTCATATATTAGCGTATCCTTTTTACAATCAGGACACTTATTCCTAGATTTGGTATTGTCAGAAATATACTTCTTCAAAGAACGGGCGATACTTTTTGCAAAGGAAGTAAGATTACCATGAGTCTTAGATAACTGCTCATAAACAAACTGAATCTTAGTGCCATGTCTAAGGGCCGTAGAAGTCATACGGGTGAGGGCTTGCTCGTTGTCATCCATTAGGTGACCAAGTGGGCAAACCTCAAATCCATCGTGGGATGTAAATTTATAACTCTTAGGTCTACCCTTTTTGGTTATTACTCCAGAAGTAACTGACTTAGGCAAATGCTCATTAGTATTTAATCCTGCAAACACCTCGTAAGGCTCATCATCTAATAATCCCACAAATACCACATAGGGGTCGCCTTTGACCGTAACATGGTGAACGTCACACTGTAAGTCTTTAGGACGTTTTGGTGAGTCTATTTTTACCATAGCATTATCGGCATGTTTATTAGACTCTACTAATACGCCAGCACGACAGTTATTACGGTATACGGTGATACCTTTTAGTCCATGTTTCCAAGCTGCTTCATAGATTTTTTTAACCTCAGATACATCGACATCTTCCGGTAGGTTTACAGTGCTAGATATTGAATGGTCACAATGTTTCTGGATTGCCCCTTGTAATTCAACGCGAGCCTTCCAGTCTAGGTCGTTAGCACAGGCATTACTGTAAGGAGATTTGTCGATATCTTGTTCTGGATTTACGTTTTTCCATCTATTCAGACCGTGGTGATACACTTCAAACTCTTGCCATCTATCACCTACGTTATCGGTATAGTCAATGCGAGATGTTTTATCATCGTGGTTAATCTTCTTACGTCTAGTGTATGACAGCATGAATACTGGCTCTACGCCTGAAGTAGTTTGGGTTTGCGTAGATACGCTCCCCGTAGGAGCAATGGTGAGAAGGGAAATATTACGTCTACCATACTTCTTCATATCTTGCCACAGTTCATGTCCATTTACAGCATCTATATAATCTCTCTCTGAATTCTGTTCAGATAGCATTATTGTCTCATCTTTGATTCTATTCAGGAAGGGGTTTTTCTTTTCTAGTTCGTGGCCCCATACGGGGAATGCTCCTAGTTCTTTAGCCATATCGACAGAAGAACGGTAGCAGCCAAACTTGATAGTCTGGAATATTCGCTCTGATACATTGATACTCTTAGGTCTGCCATATTTAAGTCCTAGAGCAGCAATCGTATCTCCCAGAGCAGTTATGCCCGTTCCGGTGCGACGACCATTTATACATGCTTTCTTAATGTTCTTCCATAGGTCTAGTTCGTTTTGTTTGACATGTGCGGGTTCTGGGTCTGCCTTAATCTTCTTAATGATTCCATCTAGCTTTTCCACTTCTAAATCAACCAAGTCGTCCATTAGACGCTGGGCTATGATAGAATGTTCGTGAAGTTTCTTATAATCAAATGTGGCATCTTTTGTATATGCTTTGTCTACGTATGATAGCAGGTTTAGACATAAGAGGCGACACGAATCATATTCTGATAGGGGCAGTTCAGCACAGGGATTTACACATACAGTACCAAATCCAAATTCCAGATAACAATCTGCCGGACTCTCTTTGATAATATTATCCCAGAACGCCACTCCAGGTTCAGCCATTTCATGTGCCGACTGTATAATCTTATCCCAAATGTAATTTGCATCTATTTTAGAGGATACTTTGGGTTTACCCTCAACAGGCCACCTTAGCTGGTACTCTTCTTTGTTTTTAACTGCATTAAGGAACTCATCGGTCAATCTAATGGAGATATTAGCACCAGTCACTTTAGTGAGGTCTTTTTTTATCTCTATGAATTTTTCGATATCTGGATGGTGAATACTGATAGTAATCATCAGGGCGGCACGTCTATTGTTTTGCCCCACTTCTCTACCTGTGTTTGAGAATCGTTCCATAAAGGAAGTGGCCCCTGTCGTAGTACGGGCACAGTTATTAACCACCATACTATCGGGACGCAGATTAGATATGTCAAATCCGATACCACCCCTACGCTTACTGATGTTAGCAATGTAAGAGTCCGTAAGGCAAATCCCACTATAACTATCCCACGTGGGAACCACATAACAGTTAGATAGGGTTATGTTTCGATATGTATCACCGATACCAGCCATAGGACTGCCCTGCGGCACAATGTATTTGAACTTATCGAAGTATCCAAAAATCTCTTCTTTAGATAAAGGTTTCTTAAATTTCTTCTTCTCAATTCGGGCAAACTCTTTGGCTAATCTCCAGTGCATATCTGTAGGGGTTTGTTCTATTAACTCGTTATCCCCATTTCTTAAAGCATATTTATCAACGAATACTTTTGCAGCTAATTCGTCATTGTTAAAATAATCTAAAGATGCTGCATATGATTCTTCGTAAGAAAATATTTGCATTTTCGTTATGATACTCCGTTATTTCTTTGGTGAATCTTGTTGCTTGCGGCGTTTCTTGTTTTTTAGACCTTTAGTTTTGTAATAATATTCCGCCATTTCCATACCGGATGCAAAACTCTTCTGCTTTCTAGATACAACTTGGCCCTGTGACCCATATATTGGTATATCTATGT